TAAAACAGGTTTTAATATATTAAAAAAATCACTTGTAATTTTATTATCATCAAAAAAAATATGTGTCATTTGATAATCTTTTGTATTTGAATCAAAAACTATTGGATTTAAATAATAAGGAAAATGATTATTTTTAAAAACAGATTCTATGTAATCTGCATCTTCCTTTCTTAAAATATTATCTTTAATTTCAATCATCTAAAAGGGTGTCCCAAAGTCCATACAACTAAACTATAACGAAGTCCATCAGTCACAGGTTTTACCTTATGTAACACATAAGATGGAAATACAATTATAGAACCTTTTGGTAAAAAATCTTTTACACTTTCTATTTTTGTTTTTTCTCCTTGAAAATATTTAAACATAAGTTCTCCCCCTTTGTAATCGTTAGGATTAGATAAAATAATTACAGCAGATATTTTTCTTGTTTTACCTCTCCAATTTATATTTTCACAGTCATTATCAAAAGGTTTAGGATATTCATCAACATGCCAACCATAGTGTTGATTTAATTTATATTTTGTAAATTGAATACTTTCTAAATAATCAAAGTGATAGTTCCAACCAGCTTGTTTATTTGCTTCAATTAAAAAAGGTCTTATTTCTCTGTAAATCCATTCTTGATCTAACCAAGAAACATTTGAATTTCTTTTTTTTAATAATTGTTTTTTTTCTTTTTTATTTAATTTTTTATCTTGAGTTCCACCTGTCCTAGCTAAAATTTCATTTTGTGAGTTTCCATATTTTATTACCTCGTCGCAAAATAAATCAGAAAAAACATTTTTAAAATAATAAAAAGTATTCATATTAAGCTATTTGTAATTCTACAAAAGAATCATTTTTTCCAACTTTTCCTACAGGAAAAAAATTACAAGCAATAGAGTACCTTGTTTTCTTTGTTAGGTTAGGTTTTATTTCATGAAATATATCTGCTGGAAATATTATTAATTTATTTTTTTTAGGTTTAATTTCAAAATAAGTACAGTTATTAGTGTTCCATTCTGTAGGATTGCAAAACAAATTATTTAATAAACCATTTTTAAAAATTATTTTAGAAGATTCATCAAAATAATAAACAGCACTAAACATACAATTAGAGTGTGCATGACTTGCACCAGATGTTTTAGGTTTAAATTTAGCAACCCAAGAGGCAGGTATTATAAAATCATTTGCTATTTTATATATTTCTTTTTTATATTGATAAAAACAATTTAATATTTGTTTTTTTAATTCAGACAATTCTGGTTTGTTTAATATTTCTATACTTACTGATTGTTCTGATTTTAAATATTCGTGATTAATATAATATTTTTCTTTTTTAATAGTGTTTAAAATTTTTTTAGTATCAATATCTAAATAAAACACTCCAACATGTTTAGCAAATAAACTAACTGTATTCATTTCTAAGTAAGTTATAACTTAGCTCTTATAAAAAGCAAGTTTTAGAATTATTCGGATGTTAAATCCCAAGTAGAATTTGTAGCATTCCAAACATAATAATTATTATTTTCGGATCTTGCTGACCATCTTGCATTTGATTCTTCCCATAAAGGCCCACTTAAAGGTGGGTCATTATTTAAAAGATTGCTTTGAACAGGCATTGCAGTTGGTGCTTCCCAATCATCATCTGAGTTTAAAGTCCAAGAATCATAAGGCTTAACACATATAAATTTATTTTTAGAAGAATCATAATAATGATTATTTTTACCTGGATATTGTTTTCGGGCATTAGCATTATAAGAACATTGTTTCCAATAAGTGGCAGGATATGTTCCACTAAATTCTGTTAACAAAATAGGATCATTAGGAATATTGTTTTGCACCCAAGTTTCAGCTTCTGTAGAATATTCTCCGCCATTAGCATTTACATCATCATTAGAAACAACAACTGTTCTAATTACAACATTATCTGATTCTTTAATTTCTGCAAAATGTGCCATATTATTTCCATAAACTTTCTTTTTTATAATTAAAAACTTCTTTTAATTTCCAAACTCCACTTGCAACAAAAGCACCAGCACCAGGTTCATTTACTATAACTACACCAGAACCTCCAGCTTGACCATCTCTACCTGGACCGCCATAAGCGTTTCCGCCACCACCACCTGTGTTTGCAGTTCCAGCACTTGCTAAACCTGGACTTGCACTTGGACCAGTATCAGAATTTCCTCCTCCACCTAATCCACCATAAGCTATTTTTTGAACAAAAGATCCTGGTTGATTTGTACTAGTATCTTCACCTGTACCAGAACCACCTGCACCGCCACCAGCATAATAAGTTGTGGTTCCTGTTATGTCTGATTCTTTTCCTAAACCTCCACAAATTTTATTTGGGTATGATCCTCTTGAACCACCAAAGCCAGCACCACCACCAGATCCTCCTGAATTAAATTGAAAAGTTCCTCCAGCGTGACCTTCTGATGGATCAAATGATCCTGAATTTCCATCACCATTTCCATTAGCACCTGGATTAGTACCACTACCTCCTCCAGAGCCGCCATCTCGACCCGTGCCAGTTAGTGCTCCACCACCTCCACCTCCTGTGGAAGAAATTGGAGATGCAGCGCCAAAAGTAGATGTAGAACCATCAGTTCCTAAAGTACCGGGAGAGCCACTTGTACCAGCTCCACCACCACCAACTGTTACTGGAACAGTTGAACCTGGGAAAGGATGTCCTGGAATATCTCTAAAACCTCCTGCTCCTCCTCCGGAGCCACCGCCGCCGCCACCGCCGCCGCCAGCGACTACTAAAATTCTACCGGATGATAAAGTAGGTGTGAAAGTTCCTGGTGAGTTAAAAGTTGTAACTTTATCGCCTAGGGTTGGATCGTTAACTACACCAATGATTCCTCCATTTGCCATAATTAATTAACCTCCTATGCGTCGTCTAATACTTCATATGAAACATAAAGCGTTAAATCTGAAGCTGCGCTTGCTCCGCCTTCTAATACATCACCTTCTTCTAGATAGATAGGTGAGTCTGCTAAAACTAAAACCGCATCAGCTGGAACTGCAACAGTGCTAGCTATTTTAAAAAGAGCTCCAGATACAGATGATCCTGTTGCTGCTGAAGTTCTTGTTGCTTTATCAATTCCTACAGTTACAGTAGCTGAATTTGTTCCATCAATATTTGCAACTGAAATTCTATTAATTTTTACTAATTTATTTGCTGCTACAGTTATTAAAGCTGTAGTAGTAGTTGTATCTAATTGAAAACCTTGAGATTCTCCTATGATTGATGATACCGATACTATATTTGGTGCTGCCATGATTTACTCCTTTTATCCGAAAATTAAAGCCATTGCAATAGCTTTTCCTGTTGAAATTCCTGCTGATCCAAAACTTATAGTTCCAGAACCATCTGTGATTAGGGCCTGATTTGCTGACCCATCAGCATTTGGAAATGTAAGTCCATCAAGAACAATATTTCCTGATCCGTTTGGTGTGATAGTAATATTACCACCTGCACCATCTGTTATTGTAATTGTACCAGAATTAGTTCCAGAGTTAGTATCTAAAACTAAATCATGAGCACCATCTGTTGTTAAAGTAGCTGAAGCTGCTCCTGTACCAATTCTAGTTTCTCCACTCCCTTTTGGTTTAATATGAACATCAACATTAGTTTCTCCACTCGCACCTATGATAGGTGGATTTCCTGTTGCACCATTAGTTACTTCTAGTTCGTTTACTGCTGAAGATGTTGTTTGAAATATAATTTGTTCGTTTCCATTTGCATCTGCAATAAAACCTGCATCTGCAATTTTTGGAGCTGTTAAAGTTTTGTTTGTTAAAGTTTGTGTTCCTGTAAGAGTAACGTCTCCAAAATCTAATGTATCAATATCTGGGTTAGTTCCATCGTTTGCTGTAGCAAATACAAGTTGATCACCTTTGTCAGTTGCTGAAAAAGTAAATGAATCTCCTGAACCAGTTACATATTTAAACTGTACTGTGTATGCACCTGATGTTGAATTTCTTAAAAAATAAAATGTTTGAACGTCTAAAGGTATCGTAACAACTGCATTATCAGATAATGACCCTGTAAACTCAATCATTCTATGAGATAAAGTTGCTCCAGTTGATCCATCTGAAACAGATAAATTAACTGTGCCACCACTTGTTACTGCTTGTGTAGTATAGCCACCTGAAATTTGTTCTATAATTTGTAAATTAGTATTAGTTTTTGTCCCCCACGTACCGGCGTTCTCACCAGTTGCTTGAAGTTCTACCCCTAAAGGTGTGTATGTTGATGCCATAAATTTTATCTCCTATGCAGCGTCAGTATAACTTGTATTTGATCCAGTTGCAACATCAGAATACGTATCGTTTGATCCTGTTGAAACATTACTGTACGATGTATTTGATCCAGTTGCAACATCAGAATACGTATCGTTTGATCCTGTCGAGATCGCACTATATGACGTATTTGATCCAGTGTCAATATTTGCGTATGATTCTATTCCAAGTAAACCTACACTTGATGTTATTTCACTAGTTACTAAACCTTCTATTATATCTGCTGGTGAAATAGATCCTACAGCTGATGTTGCTGCTATACCTGTAAGAGGAACACCTATCGCTGGAACAATAGATCCTACAGCTGATGTTGCAGAAACTCCGGTTACATCTACTAATTCAACAGATCCAATTTCAAGTTCTCCAACAGACGTTGTTGCAGACGAACCTGTAATAGCACTTGGACCAAATTCTAAACCTAAAGTTCCTACAGCTGATGTTGTTGCTATTCCTGTTATAGGTTCTGTGCTCTTACCAAATTCTAATCCTAAAGTTCCTAAATTTCCTGAAACTTCTTGACCAGTAATCGCTGGTGTTGAATCGATTGTAAAAGTTACACTTCCTATATTTGTAGTTGCGGCTATGCCTGTTAAAGGAACACCTATTGCCGGAACTATAGATCCCACACTCGTGGTTGCATCTCTACCTACTAAAGGAATAACTTGATCAGGAGACTCTCCCCAAGAATTATCATTCCAACCATCTCTACCCCAACCAACTAAGGTTCCTGCATAGGATAAAGTTGGTGTTGCAAAGTCTGATTGTACTCCAGTTAACTCTGCACCTATGCCTATCGTAACCTCACCAACTTGGCCCCTCATTATTTTGCGAAGTTGATCTCCTGTTGGTGGATTTGGAATCATCTCCAAAGGAACACCAATACCATGAACAGCTGTTCCTAAAGTGGTATCTGCTTGTTGACCAGATAATGCTACAGAATATTCAACACCCCATGCACCATTACCAAAATCGTCTCTACCCCAACCTTTAGTATTAAAAGCTTCAACAGTTCCTACTGATACTGTTGTTGAAAGTCCTGTTGGAGAAACTAATATGACATCATCTTGCCATTCGTTTGACCCCCAAGTGTTATTACCCCAGGTAGATGCCATAAGGAGTTCCTCCTTATGCTATACGAATGATTGCGTTACTTGCGTCTGCTGTTGGAAATTGAATTGTGAATGTTCCACTTGATACTGTTTTGTCGCCACCGAAAGCGATAACTGCAACAGCTTTATCAGATTGATCGTCATTATAAATTAATGCACCATTGGCTGTAAAAGACGCTGATGTAAAACTAACATCAGAAAAATCACACACTGCAGTTGAAGAATCTAATGCTGGAGTAACGCTTGTTAATGTTGCACCACCTGCAGAATATGCAGATCCAGATGTATTTGAAATTTCGTTTGAAGTTGAGTAAGCAGTTGTGCTTGCACCTAAAGATGCAGAACTTGTAAATAAAGCTATTTTAAAAGTATGTCCGCTTGATGCAGTAAAATTATGTGTTCCAACTAAAATTTCTTGTTTAAAACTTGTACAAATTGCCGATGTTATTGCCATAATTTAATCTCCTACGGGTTTGCTGAAGTCACCGGTATACGAACAGCGCCATCAGTGTAGTCATCTCTTCGTCTTCTACCAACTTGTTCGTTAGCAAACTTCTGTACTTCTTGTTTATATTTATTTTCATATAAAGTCAACATGTCTATCGGACCTTTTAAAAAACCATACGCCTCTGATAAACAACAATATAATAGCCCAGTTGGAAAGTTAAGACTAATATAATTAGTGTCATTATTTTCTAATAAAGCTGGTGCAGCATTATAATGAACTCTAAACTTATAAGTATTATCAGGAACTGGAGCAAAGATCATTCTTCCAGACGTGGTATCAGACTCTCCTGTGGCACCACCAAACATGGCATAATATTTAGGTTGACCTCTTTTGGCTGAAGCAGTTGATGATATATATTCTTGTAGATACGTAACATCTTTTTTTTCTAACCAAACATTAGTTCCAGTTGTAGCTGAAGTAGAATCATAAACTTGTATTCCTCTAACAAATACAGCTCCTGCTGGAGCATTTATTGTTTCTTGACCTGTAACTAAATTACCTGTTTGTTGTTTTTTATCTGCATCAATAGGTACATCTCTAAAAATTCTATATTGTGCATTTAAAATAATATTTTCTAAAACCGCGTCTGTTAAAACATTTGAATCTGTTTCAGTGTAACTTCTTATTTGTGTTTTTAATCCTGATGCACTTAAACCTGCCATTATGCGACTCCTGCTAATTCTCTACAAATAGAGCAACTTTTTTTATATCTATTATGTGTTCCACATTTCCACTTTGGTTCTTTATGCACAGGTATTTCTGGCTCTGGAACTTTAGTGTAATAGTCTATGTGCTCATCCTCTGGACACGCACATTGTTTAATACCAAATAATTTACTAATTAATTTTTTTATCATGCCGTTAATGTAACTGGTCCTGCAGACACAGTCGGTCCTCCTGATTCTTCTGTTATACTAGGTGTTGCACCTAATGTAAATGTATACTTATCAGATGTTGTTACTGTTATACTAAAACCGCTTGAATTTTCATAAGTTGTAAAAGCTACTCCACCTGGACTGCCTATAACATTTCTAAATCTTACTGTATCACCTGTGGTTCTTCCATGATTAATTTCAGTTACTGTGATTGTCTGAGACCCTGAAGTTATTGAAAAAGGATTATTGCCTAACATAGCAGCAACAGCAGGTTCATTTCTATCG